AGGGATTTCTTCAAGTTGAAATTTCATAGTATAAAGAAGAACCAAATGATAAAACAGAGCCAAAAGATGAACCACAGAGTATCACCACTGACAACATCTTCCCACTGAATATTCAATTTCGATCCACAATGTTCGCAATATTTCATACATGCCTCTCATCACAACAAGGCCACAATCCACAGTAATGATGTCTACGTCCATTGAAGAATTCGTAGATATCCCAATAGAGTTTAGTAATCATTTCCATTGTATGTCTGCCATCAATTCAGTTAGAAATGCCACAGTGTTGATTTCTTTATCCATTACTCTCGACTCTCGTTCATCATACTGCGAAATGTAGAGAATCAGTTGAGGAATCGAAGCTGTTTGGATGTAGTCAAGAGCCTTGTCATAGATAGCTCGACGGACCATTGCACCGTCATTATCAAGATTCTCTACTACCCACTTGCGCATATCAGAGAATTTCTTCTCCTTCAAGAAACCAATCAAGGTTTTCAACTGGTCGTCATCCAAACCTGTTGAGCCTGAAACTGACAACTCTCCTGATAGTGAAAACTTGTGAAGAAGATTGAGAGTCTTTCGAAAATCTGGAAAATTCTTCATCACCAACTGTGCAAGTTCTATCTTGTCGTAAGTAATGTTTTTGTCTGCAAGTATCTGCTTGATTCTCTTATCAAATTGAATGATAAGAACCTTCTTCTCTTCTTTCGTGAAATTAAACTCGATCAAAGGACAACGAGATTTCAAAGGATCGATGATTTTGTTAGAGAAATTTGCAGTGAAGATGAATCTACAATTCCCTGCAAACTCTTCAATCATTCCTCTTAATGCACCTTGAGCTGAGGCGGTTAATCCGTCTGCCTCGTCAAGAATAACACACTTCACATCATTGTCACCCACCAGGGAAACTGTTGATGCGAATCTTCTCACATCAGTTCTAATAGTGTCGATATTTCCGTTTTCTGTGGCGTTGATGAGAAGATAATCAAGTCCCAACTCCTCACACAATGCTCTCGCCACTGTCGTTTTACCAGTGCCAGCTCCACCACTCAAAACCATATTGGTCAGTTGTCTTTGTTTGACCATCTCTTGAAATGGTGTTTTCAAACGATCAGGGAGAACACAGTCCTCAATTCGATGAGGACGGTATTCTTCAGACCAAAGTTTTGTTGCACTCATGGTTCATTTCCAAAAATGACAATTCGTTCTGGATCCAACTTTTCCATCCAGTAGTAGAAGTTTTCTTTCTGCTTAATTGACATCCATTCGTCAATCCAAATAGTCTTGTACCTGTTTCCGAGCGGTAGTGGCATATTAGAAGTGATGCATGTCACATCCTTGCGGAAAGGAGTGTGTTTTCGACAAGTATCGTTCCAAACCACAACAAGATCACCTACTCGTGCATTTTTCTGTATGTAACTGGTCTTACCAAACTGCCTTCCCAAATCGATTCTAACAGTGCAGAATTCTCTCAAAAAATCTATATTTGAGAGATTCAAAGCAATCTCAGTTGGGAGTTCTTTGAGCCTACGTTGATGAAGGCTCAACATCAAATTAACAAGATTTTCAAAGTCAGCTTGATGAGCAGTATTGTTTTCCATTACTCAGTCTCAACAGCAACAATGTACTCAAGATCACCTGCAATTGACTGGAACTTCACTGCTTTCTCACCGACAGTGACATTGTAATCATTCGACAAGAACTTGATGTTTTCAATCAAGAGAGTCTTTGTGGCTTTCAGGTCACCTTGAATATCGGCCACTTCAACAGTGTACTGATTACCAACACTCGACTTGTTGTAGGCCTTCAATCCATCAGTACTGATTTCCAGTTCCTTGAGTTTCATGACAGCAGCAGCCTTGAGAGTCTTTTCCAACTCATCAGCTGTCAACTTGAATGTCAAGCCTGGTTCAACCTTAATCTTTTTGTCGGCTGGTGGAGCAACAATGACACTCGGAGATGAGTAGTAATACTTGACCTTCGACTTACCCTTGCTGATGTCGACATGGTTAGATTCGAACTCTAAGTCTGGAGCGTCAAACAGACTCAGTGCAGACAAGAATTCGTTCAAGTCATAGATAGCAAATTCCTTCTCAAACGTATCAGTAACTATTGCAGTTCCGAATACGTTCTTCATCACTGACATCGTTCGAAGTTCGTTACCTTCTCGAATGAGAATGCCTTGATTGATGCCAGCAAAGTTCTTGAGAATTTCGATTGTTTCTTTCTTCACGTTTATTTCCTCACAGTGGGTTCATGGTACATTGGAACGTCTATTGTATAATGAATTGAGCCGACGTCTATGCTCATTTGAATACAGGTTCTAATTTGCAGCCCTGATTGTTGAATAGCCATTCACTTTCTCGAAGTGTATATGTGATCGCATTTTATCTGCTATCTTCTCTGGTGAGTGCGTCACGATGAACAGATTGGTTCCTTTCAATTCCGTGAGAAGTCTAGAAAACGCTTCTGTTCCTTCAATGTCGAGAGATCCATCAACGACTTCATCCAAGAGAAGAAGATTAGTGTCAACATTTGATTGCAGTTTGGCTATTTCTCTCCATGCTAACAACACAGCCATGTCGATTCGCATCTTCTCTCCTTCCGAGAAGTTGTTGTATGACAAGGTATCAAATCCACGAGCCTGAATCGTCTCTTCAAACTCCTCGTCTAGAGTGAACTTCCCGAAGAATCCGAGCTTGGCCAGATTGTTGTTGATTGCATGGTTAATCACAGGTATGTAGCGCTTTATCAGCATGCCTTTGATGCCCGAGTCTTTAAGCATGTCCGATACCAAGCCCATGTATTCATTATCTTCGGAAAGATTGGCTCTCTTCTTCTGCAACTTCTCATACACATCAACCAACTTAGAGAGTTGCTTCTTTGCATCAACAATCTTCTCGTTGAAACCTTCGTGGCTGATTTGTGTAGCGTCTTTCAATTTCTGTATGCGATCTTCACGTTCTTGAATCTTATTCTCAATTAGAGAAATCTGTTGAGCAATCTCCGCATATTCTTTGTCTGCATCTTTCGCTACTTGCAGATTAGCAGTGAACTGAGTCACCTTCTTGTCTAGAATGACAAGACGCTCTCTAAATTCAGCTGCTTTGATCTCAATTTCAGAACACTTGTGATCACGTTTTGATTGTGAAATTTCTTGGTCACAATGTTGACAGTACGTGTGTTCTTTCAAATTCTGAATCTGATCTTCAAGATCCTTCAGTTTAGATTTGAAGCGAATCTGTAGGCTGTGTGCCTCTTCCCACATATCAAAGATAGCAGAAGAATCAAGCTTCTCAGGAAGAAAAATCTCTTTCAACTGATCCTGTAGCTTTTGTACTTCTTCATCTAATTGTAGTATTTGAGCATTGTTTTCAGCTGTTGCTCTCTTTTCCGCCTCTCTTGATTCTATCTCAAGATCAGCAATATACTTCTCACGAATCTTAACTTTTTCACCAGCAACAGTGATAGCTGTTTTGATCTCATTAGTCTTCTCTTTGTGTGCTGTGACTCTTTGATTCTGCAACTGCGTCATTTTAGAGAAGATGACTAGGCTCAAGATGGTTTCGATGAACTGTCGACGCTTTGCCGCATCAAGCTTCATGAATGAGACGTGTTGTGCTTTACCTACCGCCACAATTTGTGTGAAAGCGGAGTAATCCATCTTCAAGATAGAATTGTTCAACGTTCTCTGAAAATCTCTCGAATCACCTGGCTGATTCTGTAAAACACCATTCTTCTTGACTTCGAGAATTTCAGGTTTCTGTCCTCTCCTAATTTGGTATTCATCTTCTCCGATGTCAAACTCTAGCTCCACCATCAAATCTTTGTTGGATTTGGTGTTGATAAGTTGTGGCTTGTTGATCTTTCGGAATGGCTTCCCGAAGAGAGCAAAGGTCAAAGCATCGCCAACAGAAGACTTACCATGACCATTCTTACCTGTGATCATGGTTGAAGGTGAACGATCTAATTGTACTTCTATCCACATGTTTCCAGTAGATAAGAAATTCTTGTAACGTATCTTTCTAAACTTGATCATTCTGTGTAACCATCGTGTCTCTCAATGATATCATGATGACAAGGCTCCCTTTCCCAATCATCCCATAACCCTGCACCACAGAAATTACAAGCCTCACCTGAACAAAAGAGGCAATCATCACATGAGACTTTGGTGGTAGGACATATTTCAGAAAATAAATCTATCATACTTCTGTGTCAGTAATGGAGAGTGCTTCATTGTATAGTTCCAAAAAATAACCCTTGAGGCGGCCCTTGTCAATCATATCATTTTGAACAACATCATCAATGTACATCCCGATGACTTTGTCAATATCAGTATCCTTCAAATCATCTTCTGTCAATTCACCGTCGTAAGATGTTTCATTGACCTCTAACAACTCAACATTGTAAGACAGATTACTCAACCGTTCAACAAAGAGATTGAGCTTTTGTTGATTGGCAGTGCCAAACGATTGGATGTAGACTCTGACGATCTTATCTCTGTACAATTCATAATCAAAATCGAGAATATCGATGTCGTCCTGATAGATGATCTTCTCGTAAATGTTGAAAGGATTCTCAACAAATTCTAGACCCTGTGTGGCAGTATCGAGGATTCTGAATCCTTTCTTCAAATTGTAGTCAGACCAATTGAATTGATTCGTGTTGCTGATGTATTCGATACGTCCATCTGTCGACATCGTATGGAAGTGTCCAGAATAGACTTTGTCGTACCTGTGAAAGATAGAAGGCTCAAACCCATGCTCATTCTTCTGTCCTGGTGTCATTTCAAACGATTGAATTTCAAAATGCCCACACAAAATCTTAGCATCAGCTGTGCTGATGAAGTCCAAAGACTCTTGAAGGTTTTCTTTGTTCACCCACGGGACAAATCCAATATTCAAATCATCAAAAGTAACAACTCTTGGTTTTTGAATGACACGTATATTTGCATACATACGGTCAAGGAAATCAATCGAGTTTGGCCAGTTGGTATTCTTGTTGGCAACGTCATGGTTGCCGTAGATGATATAGAGAACGATTCCTCGTTTTTCAAGTTCATCAAAGAAATATTTTTGGGCTCGGTCTAGTGCAACAAGAGTAAGAGCTTTTCGATTATCCCAAAAATCGCCAAGATGAAGAACAGTATCAATCTGGAGTTTATCGAGCGTAGGGAAAAAGATTTCACGGTAGAATTTCTCTTGGTTGTTTGCGAATACTAAACTGTCAGACCTGATACCAAAATGGGTGTCTGTCAACATTGCTAACTTCATTCGTATACCTTGTGAATGATTAGAGTACCATCAGAACTTGGATTACTGTATGTAGCTCGAATTACTCTATTTGAAGATTGAAATCTTCGAGTCATAAATCCAAATGGTCTCCAAGATTTGGAAAGTTCTTCATCAGTCATCATTTCAAACTGATAATCCTTATAGTACTTCAAAATTTCATGCTTTTCACATTCGGATAGTTTCATCAAAGTTTCCCCGGAAGCCAGAAGGTTCGATCTGAAACGACAGGACGTTTAGATTTCAAGAAAGCATATGCATCAGATAGAGAATCTTCATATCCATACCCTACAAGGAACCAAGCTACTGCTAGGGGTGACCTTTCAACACCACCCCAACAATGAACCAGCACAGGAATCTGTCTAATCAAGAGTGTGTGTATGTGTTGCGATACTTGATTCAATGCCTTGATAGAAGCAACAGCTCCTGTCCTATCTTGATGGCTGTTTGGCGGCTTATCTAAAATGGGAATGAACGCACTACAATCTCGAAGCATATCATAAGTCGGGCCATCTTCATGAACACAAATCCGAGGACCAAACTCCCAAATCTCAGCTTCTCTCATTCCACTGATGAAGAGACCAGGGATAATCTCTGAAACTGTTCCCCATGAAGCTTTTCTTGCGTCAAAACACTCATCACAATAGAGGGCGCGCATATTTTCAAATAGCTTCCCCTCCTTCTGCATACACAAAGAACAGATCATTCGTAATCCTTTCCTGCATAGTAGAAGTCTAAGAGTTCTGACTTCCCGTCATCATAAATTGTGTCATCACCATCGAGTCGTGCATAGTTTTCAGTGTTGGGATCAAACATCATATCAAGCTTTGCTTGATGCTTCTTCTTTTCAGAAGCAATTCGACCTAAGAATGCATACCAAACTGTTCTAGAAAGATATCCAAAAGGATTTGGCTTGCCTTCTTTTCCGAGTTTATTAACGTCGAATAGGTTGATGGCCTTCACACAGTCAACAATCGAATCACGTTTCATCTCATCAATGAATGTGTAGTTTCGAAAGTTTCCTCTCTGGGCAATTCCCTCTGCTATTCTTTCAATCACATTGCCAATTGTATTTGGCATTCGAGGAGGCTTTCTTCCTTCCTCTTTTGCATCTCTAACATTTTTTTGATATTGTAGAATCAAATCAAGTAGAGAGTCTTTATCAATGTAGATTTGTCTTGGTTTTCCATACTCATTTACATCAGGAGCTAAAGTAGTCATCAGTGTATCGTCTCCGATTCAGGTATTCCTTTTTCTTCATCACTCACCTTCTTCATCAACAGTAGTTGCCCCATGTAATTTCTAACAAGATGATGACTTGGGACTGACACACTCTGAAGCGCCACAATCGGAAATACGAAATTGTATGGCTTGTTGATGTCGAACTCCGCTAAGTTTTCGAGGTAGGGAGTGAACTCGTATTCAACAATACTATCGTCGTACTCCAATGAAATTACTAGCTCCATTGGAAAAACACAACTGATGGAACCATTATCAGATTCTGTGATCCATGCAACAAGTATCAATCCATTGATGAATGAGAAAACTCTGATATTGTGATTTGTTTCTACCGGAATTGGTTCAACCTTAATCCGAGTATTTTGAATCATTCTTCCATTGTAAGACATTAGTATCCTATCTTCAATCTGATAAGTTTGTATATGAAGTCTTCTTTCTCGTAGATAGAAAGACGCTCGATAAAATGCCTCATTGCACTATTCATAGTCTCTTTACCCTTCCTCGTCTTATGGACAAGGTCATCGCCAATATCAATCAACTTGACACCAACTTTACCTGCCATGGCTCTGAGACCTCGTCCGATCGATTGAAGAACTCGAATCTTAGATTTGTAAGGGTGACAGAAGATAACAACTGCAATATTTTTGACGTTCCAGCCAACAGACGTTGTACCAAATGAAGCTAAAACGATTGCATTGTTTTCACGTTCTAGAACCTTTCGAATTTCTTCACGAGAATCAACGTCGGTGGCACCATCAATATAGTATACCTTCCTGCCAAGTTTAATGGCTTTTTCATTCAGTTTGTCAAATAGAACCTTTCCGTGCTTCTCAATGTAGTTAAAAAGCATCAAGACGTTGCCTTTAGACGACAATGCACTATTCACCAAGAATGTATTTCTCTTTGGGTGGTTGATCAAGAAATCAATTTCTTGTTGATATTCTGCGCCTTTTAGTAACTTTCTCTCTTCTTCTGAGTATTCAAGGATGACAGCATCAATTTCAAGTGGAGCAAGGTGCCCACTGTTCATCAATTCTTTAGAGGTTGTTGTTTTAACAACAGGGCCAAAACGACCGAGCATCTCAAGCTCGTGCATCACTGTACCATCAAGTGTTCCTGTCAATCCAATACGCACAGGAGAATGTGATATGTTGTCGATAATTGCAGTTAGACACTTTGAATCGGCTTGATGTGCTTCATCGCAAATGTAGGCATCAAATTGTTGGAACCAATCAGATGGCATCATTCTCGCTGATTGCCATGTACTGATCACAATTCTCTTATTGGTGATCTTCTCTTTCCCTGAGTAGATTTTATGCACATTTTCTTCAACATCCCAGTTGCCAGCAACATAATCTGTGAAGTCTGAATATAACTGTTCAACAAGAGATGTTGATGGAACTGTGATTAGAATCTTACCTTCTGTATTCTCTAACAACCATCGGCAGATCATATAGATCATGCCTGATTTGCCTGAACCCGTTGGACTTAAAATGAGTGCTTGATTTAGACTGAGGGCCTCATTGATTCCGATTTTTTGATGTTCAAAAAGATCAAATTTGAAATAAACACGAGAATTGTTGAGCCATTGACGATCATACTTCAATTTGGGTTTGAAATCTTCCTTGTTGACGAGCTCCACAGAGTAGTTGTTGTCCTTCAACCATGCTACTACTTTGTGCACCAAACCACGATACATCGTTCGTGACCGCATATCAAAAAGTCGTGCCTTGCCATCCCAACCCTTTTTAAAGGCTGGCATGTATTTGTAGCCAGGGACGAAGAACGCGAATTCTTCCCAAATCTCTCTGGCTATTCCTGAATCACAGTTAAACTTGGCTTTTAACTGATTAGGACACGAAATTTGTACATCTGTCATCCAACACCATTTTTGAATTTTAAGAACTCGATGCTATTCTTGATGTTGTATGAGCGACCCGCGAGAGTTTTGATGAATTCTTCAACCATTTTCACTTTCTGTCGCTGCATATCACGTTTTACATCAATTTCACTTAATTTCACATCAGCGCCAAGAGCGATATCAATTTCTGATTTTAACCACTTCTTATTGAGCGGCTCTGCTTTGTATGCCTCGTCTGGCGCCAACCCCATGTAATACTCTTGTCTCTCTTTCTTCATTGTACCATACT